GCCGAGCTGCCGATCTGGGCGGAGTCGCCCGAGCTGCCGATCTGGGCGGAGTTGCCGGTATCAGCATCACACTTCGGCATATTGTCGATCGTCTGCTCCTTTGTGTAGTCGACACAGGCCTTGATAAACCCGGCAAAACTCAGCTTCGCGCCGATATGCAGTTTCTTCGTCGCAAACTTTCCATCAGAGCCGGATACCGGCTGGTCAAGTGCCTTGACCTCTGCAAAATCCGAAAACTTCCCGCTCTCGTCAACAAGATCGTAAAAGTTCAGAACATCAAAAGGATTGACGCAGTAGTGCATCATGCCTTTCTCACAGATCTTTCCGCCCACTTCTTCGTAGTCGGTGTTCTCGGCGTACTGCTTACCCCGGCAGATCATGCCGGGCTCAAACGCCTTGTAGCCTTTTGTGTTATCCATCCTTATCCTCCTTATTTTCGATCACGGCACCCGTGGCCGTGTCTGTGATCAGTTCCCCTGGGATCTCCAGCGGGCAGTACATCCCGCGGAGCTGCCCAGGAAGTAAATACTCCCCCGTCCGTCTGCACTGCCTGCGGCTGTATGTTTCCAGCAGCGGGCATAAATTGCATTCGACATGCCCGGCCGGGAAGAACAGCGACACCCGGCATTCAAACGGGATATAAACTTCATCCTTCATGGCGTACCCTCTCAAACAGCAGCGCTTCCGCGATCTCGTCTACGCTGTAGGTATCGGAGACGTATTCCAGCATGCATTCCGCGTGTACAAGGACCGTATCGCAGACGAAAGCTTCCTCGCCCTCGCGGACTTCCTCCTGGCAGTGCGCGCATGTTCCGATGACCGCCGGTTCCTTCTCCTGAATGCCGAGGTAGAGGTTATCAAGCGGTAATGCCATTGCATAATGCCTCCCTCCGGATCAGTTCCTCACAAAAGCTCTGCACCGTGGCAAAGCCGTTTTTCTTCAGCAGCCGGTCCAGGATCTTCGCCTGATCGTCCGTCAGCCGGAAATAATACCGGTTCGTCTTCTTCCGCCGGTCGGCGCGGTTCTTGGGCGCGTCCAGCGCCTTGATGGAGGCTGCAGCCTCCGGCACGAGCTGGACTCCATACTTCTCCGGCGCTTCGCACTGCGAGAGCAGACATTTATTAAACTTCGGGTAGTCGGCCCGGACTGCGTCGACACAGGCTTTCGCGCCGTGCCGCGCATGTGAATCACGTAAACTTGACATAGATTCCTTTCTGCCCTATAATAAGAGCGATATCAGTTTCCCTTCGGCCTCTGTCGCGTTGCAGCGAGGGAGGGGTCATTTCTTTTTGCCCGTGCGCTCCCGGATGAGCCTGCGGGTCGCGTCCCACTGCGCAAGCGCGATCTCGGCGTAAATGCCGCAGGTGTAGCAGTCGTCTTCCGGACGGCAGCCGCGCTTCTGACCCAGCATCTTGCAGATATCGCAGAGGTCCATCAGCAGCGCCTTTTCTTTGATATCCATCACAGCAGCCCAAACAGCGTCGTCCCCAGCGCGATCGCGCCGGTCACGACGGCCTCGTTGACCATCTCCGCCCCGCAGGCCAGCACGGCCAGCACTGCCGCCGCCCCGCCGATCCACAGGCACAGCCGCTTGACCATCCGGACCATTGCCCGCTGCTGCTCCAGTTCCTCGTTGATGCGCTGTCTGCGCTCCTCGGTCGTCTCCACGACCGCAAGTTCGTTTCTCATAACGGTCCTCCTAATAATCAAATGCTGCGAGGAATTCCTCGCGTGTAATGCCGAGGCGCTTGCAGATCTCCTTCACGCCCTTCATCTGGTAATCCTGCGGATCCTTCATCCACTTCCGGAGCGTCGTCTTGCTGCTGACGCCCGCCGGTTTCAGCAACTCGTCCATCGTCACGCCGCGCTCCTTGATCCGCCCGTAGATCAGCCGGGACAGGTTCCGGGACGTGTTATCCCGCCCCATCTTTACCGCTGGCATATCGTTTCCTCCCTTCCTTGATGCTTTCCAAAAGCTGCTTTTCCGAGATGTTCAGCATCTCTTCGAGCACCGGCCAGTGCCGTTTCCGCGGCACGGTCTTCCCGGTTTCCCACAGCGATACCGCCGACATGCTGACGCCGCAGCGCTCTCCGATGGCCCTGTGCGTAAGTCCGGCCATCTTCCGGTAGTACCAGAGCGGGAACACCATTGCCTCATTTTTTATGATTTTTCCCTCCTTTAAAACTCATGCTCATGAGGTTTCTATTGACAGACCTCGGGCGCGGGTGCTAAGATGGTCTTGACTGGAAACCATATACACCCTTGCCCCGGCGCTGCCTGTCAGCGCGGTTTACGAGGAAATCCTATGAACAACGATATCTTTGCTGGAATTCTGATCGCCCTGATTCCTTCCGCCATCAGTCTTCTCTTTACGCACCTCGCGCAGCAGAAGCGGAACCGGCAGGAAGTCTTGCGCTCCGTTTTCCACGACTTCTGCGCAGCGTATTCGGATTTCGTTGCAGAACCGAATGCAAAGCACATCCGACCCGCCTGTATCGCGGAGCTGCAGACGCTCCTGCTTTTCATCCCGGATCCTGACTACGAGACTGCACGCAGGCTGTATCCGCTTCTTTGCCAGGAACACCCGGATATGAAAGAGGCGGCGAAAGCCTACACTCGCATTTGCAAGATCGGGCGGAAATTGCTGAAGAGCCCTTACGATTTCAATTCGTAAATGATGTAAATAGTCCAAATAATCACGCTGATCACGCTTCCGATCAAAAGCCCAAGCATAAAATCGTCAGTCACCGTTTCACCCCCTGTTCCCAACCGCATCTGACAGGTATATAATAACTCATATTTACACCATTTGCAATACTCAAATAGTTTAAATAAACTATTTGTATGTTTGCACAATATCGAGGTACTCTTTATGGACATTATGCTAGAACGCATCCTTTCCCTGATTCCCAAAAAGGAAAACGGCGATTTCAAACACGGCTCTTTGGCTGCATTTGCGCGCCCGCTTGGTTTCAAGGACGGCCACATCGTTTCCGACTGGATCGCTGGAAATTCCAGATCGTATGCGAATTATCTGTACCAGATTGCTTCGCAGCATGGCGTATCTGTTGAATGGCTGCGCGGGGAAACCGACGATCCCGCGCAAAAAAAGAAGCCTGCCACCGATGGTGACAGGCTGAACCCCGACTATATGAAATTAAACGCCGCAAATCGGGCCGCTATTGACGCTGCGATTGCTGCGCTCTTAAAGTCTCAGCAACAAGAAGGTTGACTTTCTCTCTGTTCTCTGCACTCAGCTGCAAATACTGTTCATCGGCGTTCCTGTACTCTTCTACTGCGGTTCTGCTATCTTCCATGCGCGTCCTTCCTTTCCTTGTGTGAGGCAGTGTCTATATTCTAGAACGAATGTTCGATATATGCAATAGGCAAAAAGCTACAAATTCTGTCTCCGAATTTCTACATGGCTTGAGATAAATTCGTTCCTTAGGCAGGTGATGTGGTGTGCAAAAAATCGAAAAAATAGCAGCTCTTATTGTGTGTATTTTTGCCTTTTCGATGGTACCATTGCGCGCTCACCCCGGTAGGACAGACGCAAGCGGAGGCCATCACGACCGCTCTACCGGTTCGTATCATTATCATCACGGTTATCCTGCACACCAACACACAGATTTGGATGGTGACGGGATTTCCGATTGTCCGTATAATTTTAGCAGCAACACGGCAGCATCCACCGACTCTTCTGCGTCTAAAACTCAGCCAGCGGATACATCTACTGTTTCATCCGCAGCAGCAGTTAGAAGCGCAAATAACCAAGACGATTCCAGTTCTAAGCTTTCATGGGTCGAATGGGTTCTTATTGTAATAATAACTTTGCCGTTTACTATTCCTATTCTAAATTTGCTATTTTTTGCAATCAAGCAAATTTATTTAAAGCTATATCACTTAACGCCTCAGTATAAAGAGTACATCCGCGAACAAGCCAGTCTCAAGGCAACTGAATTGAAAAAAGATTTGCTTAGCTTAAATCAACGCTATTCAGATTTGTACAATCAATACCAAAAAATCCGTTCAAAGGATATAAAAGCTTGCATTGCAATTCCTGACGGTTTTATAATAGACCCATATGGACTACCACGATCGCAAGCATCTGTATTGGGAACACCTGACCCAATCTGCGAATTCTACATTTCTCCAAATGGCACATTGCATAGATCGACTTGCCGGTATGCAAAACCACCGTTTGTAAATGCATTGGACTTGAAATTCTATAAGAAGAAATGTTCGGTGTGCTCCCCAGTTATTCCGCAATTGTCATGGGCACGTAAATATAGAATCATGCAGAATCGAATTCAGACACTGGACAGTTTTTTTGATTGTAGTAATCGTAACCCGTAAATCCGCCCCGCCGCCCGCTGGAAAAGCGGCGGGGTTTCCCTCGCAGCGAGTGGGAGCCTGCTCGAGTACAGTTTCGAACGGAGCTGCCGCCTGTGCCAGAGGCGACAGCTCCTATAGCAGATACCCCGTAAAGCAGCTATCTGCTACGTCTCCAGCGTAGCAGATTGGTCCGTTAAGTGTCCATATGCAAAGTGGAAAAGTGCATGTCTACTTTGAAAAACCTCGAGAAAAAGGTTCTTATTTTGGAAAAAACTTTTCCGCTGCAGAAAAATCATCGTTGGAGGCGTATTATGTCAGCTGCAGAAAGCATTGCCGCGAACGCGGAAGCGCTTCGCGAGCAGATCCGGGATGCAAAGAAAAAGTCCGGCCTGACGATCGACCAGTTGTCCGAAGAAGCGGGCATATCAAAAACGTCCACGATCAAACTATTGTCAAACGCAAAAGTCGACCTGAGACTGAATGACAGCGTCGCGCTCTGCAAATTCTTCGATCTCTCTATGGATGAGTCCTTCGGCCTGTGCAGGCCGCAGATCGCCCCGGCAACGCCGCAGGACGTGTTGGACCGTAACCGTGAGCTGGAACGCGAAAACGCCCGGCTCGCCGCCACAGTCGACTCTCAGCGGTCGCAGATCAAGTCCACGCACACGATCTGCTACGTGCTGCTGTTTATCTCCGCCCTGCTGGCGGTCTCTCTGGTCGCCTATCTCATCATCGACGCGCAGATCCGGAACGCCGGTCTCATCCAGGGCGGCACGCTGTCCGGCGCAGCCTGGGCCTTTGTCGCCCTGATTGCCGCCGCCGTCGTCTCCGGCGGTATCGCCATCCTGCGCGTCATCCGCAAGGAGTACCAACATGAAGAAAGTCAAAGTCCCCGAAGCTGAAAAACTCCCCTCCGGCTCCTACCGCTGCCGCGTGATGGTGAACGGGCAAAAGAAGTCTTTCACAGCCCCTACAAAACGGGAAGCGGAACAGGCCGCTTTGGAGTACAAAATAGGGCTTCTTGCCGAAGAAAACGAAAAACCGGAAATCACAATACGAAAAGCAATTGACGAGTATCTGAACCTGAAAAGCGGGGTACTGTCCCCAGCTTCTGTGCGTGGGCACAGGATCAAGCAGCGGTGTTATCTTCAAGGCATTATGGACACTCCGCTGTCAAAGCTGTCTGCTGCAGCAATTCAGCAGGCGATCAACTCCGAGAAATGCAGTCCAAAGACCATCCGTGAAACTTGGGCATTGATTCGTCCGGCTATCAAGCGATACGGCGTATCTTATGACGTATCGCTTCCCGCTGTTCAGTCAGACGAGCATGCATTTCTGTCTGCGGATGAAATTCCGGTATTCCTCAAAGAGGCAGAAGGAAGCAAATACGAAATCGCATTTCTGCTTGCTCTGCACTCTTTGCGCGTATCCGAGATTCTAGGCCTACGTTGGGAAAACATTGATTTGAAAAAGCAGGCCATAACGGTTCGTGGGGCAACCTTGTTTGACGAAAATAACAAGCTGGTAAACAAGCCAACCAATAAAAATCGGTCTTCCCGGCGGACGATCCCGATCATGATACCAAGACTATTTCAGCTGCTTTCTGACGCAGAAAGAACCGGTGAATTTGTCGTAATCGCAAACCCGAATAGCATCCGAGCCTCCGCAAATAAAATATGCAGAAAAGCGAACTTGCCGGAGGTCGGGACACATGGACTAAGGCATTCTTTCTGCTCCCTCGCCTATAAATTGGGAATATCTGAAAAGGTCACAATGCAGCTTGGGGGCTGGTCAGACTACGGAACCATGCGGAAAATATATACACACATTGCGCAGGCGGATATCTCCGATTCTGTTCAGCAGATCAAAAACTTCTTTGCGTAGCTTCTTGATTCTGTGGCAAAAACCGTGGCAAAAACGCGTACCAAAATTCTGTTATGCGTATCAAAATAATGATACGCATAACAGAAAAATGTAACGGCAGAAACGCCAGAAGTCCTTGACGTGCAAAGAAAAGCCCTGCAATCCATGAGATTGCAGGGTTTTCTTTCTGGCGCGGAAGGAGAGATTTGAAATATCGAATAAAGCGATAAACCCGTTGAAAATACTAAGCATTTTATTCCTGTGGCAAATTTTGTGGCAAAACCACGCAATGGTAATACGCGCTGATTTTCTCTTCCGGCGTGCCTGCATCCTTGTCGTCGAGGAATGCGTCGGCCATGTCTGCGAAAAAATCCACAGTATTGACGCCGTGCTTCTTTGCGGTCTTGAAGTAATCACTGTAGATCATATTCATAGCCGCGTACCAGACGGCCGGGTCATAGTGCAGGCCATGTGCCCGCATGACTGCCGTGGTCTGCTCCATCGGCCAATGCTGGCCTTCCGTGTCGTCGGTGTTCTCCATGCGGGCCGTCCATTCGTGCGCGTCGGCCTCGGTGAAGTCGTGCTTGTGCTCGATCTTCTTCAGCATGCACAGCAGCGTGACGATCTCCGTTGCCTCTTCCACTGTTCCACGGCAGACCGGACGCTCCGCGATCTCGTGCAGCTCCTTATGGAGCTTTTCAATGTATTCCCGCATATTACGCCTCCTGCATGTATTTGTAAAGCTTGTCCACGTCATTCTGGTCGAATTTCAGGTCGCCGATGAACGGCACGGACACAGACAGCTTGTTTTCGAATTTGGGCCTTGCTGCGCTGTAAAGGCGGTCAATGTCGATATTCCCCTGTTCATCCATGATGCGCATGAGCTTGACCGCCGGGTTATCGCGCAGGCTCAGAATATAATCCCGGCCTCCATCTATGATGAGCGCCAGCGCAACGCCCGCGCCGATGCTCTTGCCGCCCGGCAGGTGGGGAATGACCTCATTGTCGGCGAACCGTACCGCGCCGCGCATGGCCTGATCTATCGTCACTGTCATACAGATACCCTCCGTTTAAAGATGGGGCGGCTACCGCCACCCCGTTTGCTTTAGCCGTCGCTTGCCGTACTGGTCGGAGCCGTCCAGCTGTTATACCGCTGCATCGGTTCCGGGCAGATGTTGGCAATGGGAATAACCGTCTTGGTCATGCCGGACAGAGTTGCGATCTCGTTCTGCATGCAGGACAGGTTTGCCGTGGTCTGCGCGTTGATGACACGCTGCTGGCAGAGCTGTTCCTCAATCGAACGCATTCTGCCGTCCGTGTACTGGTACAGCTCGAGCATTTTCTTGTCGGTGTAGGTGTTCGCGTCGCGCAGCTTGACTTCTGTCTCCAGCTCTGCGATCCGTGCAGACTGACCGGCCTCATACCGGCTGACATAGTGGTTGTCACTGTCGCCCGCAGCCATAGCCGCAGCCGCAGCAGGATTCGCGCCGAATCCGCTAAGAATGCCGCCGAGACCGCCGTTCAGAACGCCGAGGCCCGTACCGATCGCACCGAGCGTCACGCCCAGATTGCCCTTGCCATTGCTTGCGTATTCCATAAGAAATACCTCCGAAGATGTAGTAAGCTGGCCAGCTCCTACCGTCATTCTGATGGAAAACGCGCTCACAAAAAACCAAGCCCACGGCCATATAAAGCACAAAAAGAGGCAAGCGCGGATCACTCCGCGCCTGCCTCTAATAAGATCGTTGTACAACGTTTGATGATGCCCTTCATGCCGTTCACGGAAAAGCCGTACCGTTCGGCCAGCTGCTCCGCCGTCTCGCCGTCACAGATATTCCGGCGCATGATCTCGCGGTATTGGGCGTTCAGAATCCATTCAGAAATCAAGTGCTCCCACTCGCTGCGCGGCTTCGTCGGAAGACCGCGCTGCATATCTTAATCCCCGAATACACCCGTGCGGTCGAGAATGACGAGCATGCGCACGTTATCCTCTGCCAGATCCAGCAGCAAGTCTTCACCCTCGCCGCCCTTGCCTTTGAGTAAACCCTTCTCCACCAGTTTATCCAGCGTCTGGCGGTACGTCTGATTCGTGACGTCTTTCAGCTTTTCATATCGCATCTCGGTTGCTTCCTCCAAAAGTGTCTTGAATTTTGCCCATGCCGCCTCGTCGATCATCGGCGCGGGGCACGGCTTGAGGCTCACGTCGTAGTGGCGCACGACGTATTTGACGTTCGGCAGCTGCTTCCGGAGCTGTGCGTACAGCTCCGCCGCGTGCCGCTGCGTCTCCATGGGGATGTAATACCGCCCGGCGGCATCGGTGTGGCTGACCATCTCGATCGATACCGAGTTGTAGTTGTTGACGAGCTTGCCGTACGGCCCCTTGCTGCCGTCGCCGACGGACCATGCCACGGTATCCAGCGGCACGCACTCGTAGGCCGTTTCGCCCTCGTCCACGACGTAGTGGGCCGAGGCCTTGCGGCCCTCGCTGCCGCCCTCAAAATAGCGGGCGTTGCCTTTGGCCGTCGCCATCTGGCCGGTGTTGGCCGTGTAGTGCATGACGATGGCCTGAATGGCGGCAAGACTGCGCTTGCCGCCGTGCCGCTTTGCCCGGATGGAGCTGTCGATCTCCATCATTCTTCCTTGACCTCCGGCAGGCCCGCGACGGAAGTCAGCAGGGACAGAATGCCCGCCAGCGCCGAGGCCGAGGCGACGGCGATCCAGTTGACGTCAGACAGGATCATGCTCGTGCCGATGGTCGCTACCGCCGTCTGGGCGACGGTCTTGATCGCGCGGATGCCCGCGGCTTTCCACCATTTCGCGTTCATAGTATGTACTCCTTTCAAAATTCACGCCTTGCGGCGGTGTTAATGTTGATCGTGCGCTTCTTTGTTCAGGTGCTTTTCCAGCTTGTCAAGGGCATCCTTGCACGGGCCGTTGCAGCCCTGCTCGATCAGCCCCTGCAGCGCGCCCTTCAGGCCGTAGCAGAGAAGCGTCTGTTCTTCCTTGATGCTGCGGATATCCTGTTTCTGCAGCTTGATGCTCTCGACGGTCTTGTACAGCGCGACAACCGCGCTGATGATAACGCCGAGCGCGCCGATGATCTTGCCTGCGGTGATGATGGTCTCCCAGTTGATGTACATACGGTTCTCCTTTATTCGTATTGCCATGCAATGGCCCCGTTCACGGCGGGGGTAGTCTCGGCGGAATTCAGAGACATGCCGCGTGCCATCAACGTTGTGTAATTGGTGTCGGCAGCATTGACGTTCGTCGTGCGGTTCAGGCGGGTATTGATCGAGACATTGTCCACGTTCCCAAGCCCGACGTCGGATTTGCTGACGCTCTGCTTCGGGTGGACGTGGTCTCCCCTTGCATATGCCGTCTCAGAACCGACCGCAGCCGTCCCCGGCGCTTTCGGGCTCGTCGTGGAAGCGGACGGGACAGAAACAAGATCCGCTGCCGCCTCGGCGATCTCCTGCTTGTCGGCGTCGGTGAAATAGTCCGTTCCCTTGACCGGCGTCGCACCAGCTGGCCCCTGCGCGCCCTGGTCGCCCTTGTCTCCCTTCTCTCCGGGTTCGCCCTGCGGGCCTTTGATATTGACGCTCGCCGGGTTTTCCTTGCCGTCCGTATTCGACCAGCTGAGCGTACCGTCCTCGGAGACAGACGGCGTGAAGGTCGTCCCGTTCGTTCCCGGCGTACCGGGCGAACCAGCCGCACCGGCAGGGCCGGGGACGGCTTTCACCGAGAACAAAAACGACTGCCCGTCCGACATCGAGACCTGATAGGTCGTCGTATCGTCGACGGTCCCGACGAGCGTGATGCCCGTGACGCTGGAGCCGGGTTCGCCCTGCGGCCCCTGCGAGCCGGTGCTGCCCTTGTCGCCGGTCTCGCCTTTATCTCCTTTGTCTCCCTTATCGCCCTTGTCGCCTTTCTCCCCGGTCTCGCCCTGCGGGCCGGTGGGACCGGTCGCGCCGGTCGGGCCGGTGTCGCCGACGTCGCCCTTGTCGCCTTTATCCCCCTTGTCTCCCTTATCGCCTTTGTCGCCTTTATCGCCTTTGATGGCGTCGCGGATGACGAGCGTCGCCGTGTCCGGCTCCACGGCCATATTCAGCCGCTGTTCAAATACTGCATCAGACATGTGCCCACCTCCTACAGCAGTTCTTCCACGTCAACGACGGCGATCTCCGTTGCGCGGGAG